CCAAGAGGATCACTATCCCCATCACAATTAGAATTAATTTGTAATGTGTTATTAAGTAAATTAACATTGTAAGAACCTATTTCAGTTATTGATGATAATATACCTTCAATAGTACTTTGCCATAAAGCATCACTAGGGACATCGCTAAATTCATTCGTTGTGTAAAAAGATTGGGTATAAGCGGTTCCATTAATGTCTATATTACAATTAAATGTTGCGGAACTTAAAATACAATTTGTGTATTCATTTGTTAAATCTAAAAACCCTTCATTTAACATTTCAGAAAAACCTCTTTTATTTCCTGATTGGGTATTAAACTCATTAACACAAAGATTGACAATTTGATAAGAAACAATATTACTATTTCCACACAATATATCAAATATTTGTTTATTACTACACCCACTACTATCCGTAACTATTACCGAATATGTACCCCCCGATAAACCTGTAACCGTAGACCCTGTTGGGTTTCCTGGCACATTGTCGGACCATTCATATGCAAATGTAGGTTCCCCTTTATTTATTAAAACACTTGCCGACCCATCATTTACCCCAGTACAATCAACAGCATTAACCATAAAGGCTAATTCCCCTGTTGTTGTTATTTCAAAATCTTTAGATACCGTACAGTTTTCATTATCGGTAACACTTAACGTATATTGACCCTCAACTAAATTACTAAATGTGTAAGCGGTAGATGGCGTATCTATAATTGATTGTCCGTCACTTAAAACATAATCTAATACTCCCGTATAACCAGTCCCTACCTCAACACTAATAACCCCGTTATTTAACCCACAACTTGCGGTTGTTGCAGTATAATTTACTTGAAACTTATCAACTGAAGCGATTGTAACAAATTCACTATAACTACAATTTGTACCCGATCCTGATATAACTAATAAATAAGTGTCGTTTGATAAATTAGTAAAGTTATGTGTTTGACTTTGAGTGGTTATTCCATTGGTGTAATTTGTGGTTAATCCTGAAATTGCGTACGTATAAAAATTGTTCGCACCTTCTATAGTTACTCCAATCTTTCCACTAGTCTGATTACAAGATGATTGTGTAGTTGCAATTTCAACAACATTAAAACCATTAACGGTATTTATGGTACCATTTAAAATAACTTCACAAAAATTAGCATCTCTTACCAATACTTGGTACGCCCCACCAGCCAAATTAGATATTGTAAACGTATCAGATAATGTATACCCCACTTCATAGGTAGAAGCAGAATAATAAAAAGGAACCGTACCTCCTGTTATTGTAAAAGTTAAAGACCCATCATTTGAGAAACAAGACGGATTAACTGCAGTCAAAAACCCAAGACCTATAGGGTCTGCAGTTCCAATAAGTTCAGACTTTGTGGTTGAACATCCTAACGCATCCGTCACAGTAACACTATATGTACCTTGTGTAAGCCCCGTAACTAATTGGGTTGTTTCATTATTACTCCATAAAAAAGTATACGGACCAGTACCCGTTAATCCCGTTACCGCAAGTTTACCTTTATCAATAACACAAGTCGATGTGTTAACTTTCCAAAAACCAAAATCAACCCCAACACTTTCATCTATTACAAAATTTTCAGTATTTGCCGTCACTGACCCATAATCAAAAACCGTCGCATAATAAATTCCTGAAGGTAAATTAGAATATGTTACAGGTAATGTCGCCTCTGTTGATACATTAAATACACCTCCGTCTTTATAAACAATAATAGTATATGGAGACGCGCTTGTCGTTGCGGTTATGTTAATATATCCATTACTTAAACCACAAGTTGATCCTGAAACCCCATATACGTTAGCTTCAAAACAATTTGATATTATTGTATTAATATATAATTCATTGTTTTGTAACCCTTGTGAATCATTTAGACGGAAAACATAAGTCCCACCTGTTAAACCAGTAAAGGTGATATCCCCACTACTTGTTTGTGCAGTTAATGTAGTTCCGGTAGGTGTTACAGGATCTATCGTATATGGAGGTATACCACCAGAAGGTGTAAATATTATCTGCCCGTAAGATGTATCACAAACACCCGTAACTTGAAAACTATAACTTAACGTACCCTGGTTACAGTTTTGAGTACAAGATTGCCCTGAAGCGATATAAACACCAAATGAAGTACCAGTAAATGCTTCGTCTAAACATATGCTTTGACCTAAAGATACTCCGGTCTGTAATATCCCACAGCAATCAACGTAACTAAATACCCCATTTGTTAAACCTGAAACACAAGCCATTATTCTCCGTCATTATTACAGTTTATATCAATCATAATCCCAATATTTAAATACAGTTTTTTATTTGTAAATTCATCGTAACAACTACTATTACTAATAACTAATGAGCTACCCGCAAAATAATAGTTTAACCCATAAACATATAAACCTTCAAGTTTTTCGTTTATTGAATTAAAAATAGTTGATTGTGTCGGATAGTCCACACTCCCATAACCAGTATAAAATTGTTCTTGAATTAGAGTCACATCATCAAGTCTTACATCAATATACCAATAACTTTTCATTCCGTTTAAGTCACACTGATTTTGAATATATCCTTGTTCACTAATCAAATTATTTAACGCTTCACTTAACGTAGTGGCACCATAATTCTGTCCAATATCTAAACTACAGATTAACGTTTGATCAATACAATCATAACCAAATGGTTGACCATTAAACGTACAAGGAATACAATTAACGGGTATAAATTCACATCCACGTTGTCTTCTCCAAACAAACTTTTGTCTATGGAAAATACTATTATCCATTTTTTGACCCGTATTCCAAATAGTAGTGGCAGGAACAAATTGTTCTACAAGTCTCACCCAATAATCACCAAGTGCTAATGTAAAATCAATCATTTTTTGATAAGTAAATTTATTGGTCGGAATATTGATCGCTTCGTCGCTTTGTAAGTACTTCCAAAAAATTGATTGTAATGCAGGATACCCTCCTGTTTTACCGTCACTTATATATTGTCTGTTTCTAACGTTAATTAAATTATTATAAAATGTTTGAGCAAATTCAAAAAACGTTTTTTGATCGGGTTTAGGGTTTATGACAGTCCAATCAGTATCACCAGGTGTTGGGTAAGGAGCCGTTAATCCGGAATTTGGTATTGGATAGTTATACAATACGGATTGTTCCCAAACGTCATAAGTAATCCCCTGACCCATATTTAAATACAGATCAATGTTTTTAACATTTATAACTAACCTGTCGTCATCCACTCTATAGTATGTTGGCGAATTTGGTGATTGATTTCTTCTAATTCCGACTTCGGTTTTTGGCCATGATTTAGTATTATCCACCGTTCTAACTAAATTGTAACCAACGTTTGTCATAAATGGAAACTTTCTAAATCTATCAAGCCAATCTTGACCATACGTAAATGGCTTAAATTTTGTAACCAAAGAAACGGTATTCCCACTAAATATTGAGTTTTCTTCATCAACAACCTCTAATGATGTATGTTCAGGTGTTTGTTCAAACCACCCAGCCCCTTTTTGGAAAAAATAATCAGGTGAGTCCTCAACTGCCTTTGGGTATCCGTCTTCATAAATTGGGAAATCTTCAAATGTTGCAGTAACCGTCTGTAATGTGTTAACTGTTGTAAATCCAGTATATAATATCCCTTGTATTGTAAATGTGTTCGTAGTATCAAATGCCGGCGTATCTAATAATAGAGTACTACCCGATAAACAAACATATTGATCTCTAAAATCATTAAAGTTTATTGGGCCATCCGCTAAATAAACATTTTCATTAAATTCAATAAGAGCATCAGGCGCACCAACCATTCTCATTACAAACTCTATGGATTTTCTTGTACCTTTAGATTTAAATAGATATGCCGAGTTAAGAATTAAATTTCTATAAAATTGGTAATTAAGCTCGGTTGGTGTCATTGGTTTTGACATTCCTCCGTAGTCGGACTCATTAGATGTTGTAAAAATACTATTTAAAAAATCCTCATTAGTTATTGGTGAAACATTAGGGTCAAATCCGACGGTTTGTGCCAAATTTACCAATAACTGTGACGGAATATCATTTCCAACTATATAATTAACTGAATTAATGTTCGCTAACGCATCAATAAATTTTTTAGTTTCATCAAAACTTCTACCATATATTTGTAATACTTTTTCTAATTTTTGGTCTGGTGTGTCAAAATCTTTTAGGGATCCAGTAATTAAAAATCTTGATATTAAATTAGTTTTATAACTATCGAGTAACTCCGCAATTGTTTTAACTTCGTTAATGTAATTTTCAAAACCTAACGATCTAATATCTATATTCCATTCATCCGATAAAGGCCAAGTTACACTTTTAGAATTTAAAATATATGTACCATCATCATCATATTCAGGATATGTAAATGTTGCAGTATATTTAGGACTGACATTTCTATTTAGTAAAAAATCTTCAACCTCATCGAAACTATCACTAAATATTTTTTCAGTTGTAATATTGTTTGGTTTGATTATAATTGTTTCAGTAAATGATGTTAACCCTGAAAAAGGTTTACCTTGTACAGTTATTGTTATAGTACCTCCAGTTAAACTTGGGGATGCTGTAAAATCTGTAAGATTGTATTCTTCATTATCCGTACTACCAATATAAATTGCATATTTTTTAAACTCTTTTGTTAAATTTCTAAATTCACTAATAGACATTGGGCTTTGAACCAAATTACTAGTCGCGTTTACACTATAATCAATATCAAATGGATTTGTTAAATATTTTACATCAATTTCAAACGTGGTTTCATCTCCAATTTGATCGTATATAATATTATTCGCTGTTATTGCACTATAGCCAGTACCTATATTTTTTTTAGCTATAATAGCCGCCGGAAAATAATTAATGGATTTTGTTATTGAAACCTCTAACCTTTTTTGTAAAGACCCATAAAGTGAAAAACTTGTAATTTGTGAAATGTCAAAATTAGGATAAACCTGAAAGTTCTTTTGAACTAATAACTTACTCTCTTCAACACTACTTATGTCAAGATTTGTTAAATTATACGGTTGTGAAAATATTCCCGTATCGAAATTACGATTACTTTTTTCAAATATCGCACTTGTAAACTCAAAAGTACCGAGAGTTAACCCCCCACCTTGCACTAACTGAAGACCGACTAAATTATCAGAAAACGTTTGTGATCCTACAGGAGGTACAGGTGGATAAAAAAACTTCTTTCTAGCCATTAACTAATAATATTTGTAAAGTTCTTACTGAAGTCGATAGAAGAACCTCTATCTTGTCTAACCTCATAAAGTAACTCATTAAAGTTATCTCTAATTTCAAACAAGTTGTATTGTTTATAGATATTACCCGAACTATCGTAAAGTGTATAAATACCATCGTCGATACTTTTAGTTTGATTACCATAAAGGGCAATCGCTAATGTATCAATGTCGTGTTCTGCCATTTGAATGTCTATCGTAATTGGATTGAAAAAGGTATTTGTAATAATAATACTTTGATCAGGTTGCCCAATAAATGGTAATGCGTTTGGTTTGTTTGTTGGGGATGCGGATGGTGAAAGTGTGCAAAATATTAAATCCGACCCTGAATTAACATAACGATATCTAATCGCCTTTTGTGATGTATTTGTTTGATTTGTAAGTACCGGCTCGCAATAAAAAGACGAGGTAATTATTCTATAAAAATTAGGTATTTTTGTTCCATCAGCATTTAAATATTCAACTCTGAATCCTACAAGGCCTTGATTTATAAATTTATTACGATATTGTGATGGTACTTGATTTATATCTATTACAATACCTTTAACATTTGGAAGTGCAGACAAAACCCCACAATCAAGAATAGTTGTTCTTATTTCCGCAGGTCTAATGTAAAGAGTGTATATTCCCAAATTATTAAATTCTGATGATGGGAGTTTTAAGTTGTAAAGACCACCTAATATTTCAACGTTTGCATTACCTCCAGTATTGTCATTATGAAAATACGGAGTTAAAATGGTTGAAGCGTCTAATTTTTTTAAAATAAAATTATTAGTCACGTCCCTTGATGGGGTGTAATGTAAAAGTATCTCAACATCTTGTGGTGATACGTCTGCAGGTCTATTTATTCCGTAAGTTCCTAAAGCCATATTTTTATTTTATAAATAGTTTATCCTATTTTTTATATTACATTTATTTTATAATAACCATATCCGTACCTCACCAAATCTCCAATGTTATCAACTTCACCTAATCTTTGTAATGGTTCATAGGCCGAAAACTTTCCTCTTTCTATATAAACATTTGAGTTTATTTCAGGTGCCATAACAAAATCTAACAAATATTCGTTTTTAGTAAGCGCTGAAACGACAAATTCATTACTTGTAATCCCTGATGATTCTGCCATAAAGAAAGTTGTACCATCGCTGAAGTCGTAATATTGTACGCTATTTATTGTATATGCGGTATATAATTGAGTAATTTCATTTATTTGTCCAACAGGGATCCCTTTAGAATATTTTATATATCCGATCGTATATGGTGTTGGTCCATATTTTTTTAAGTCAATTAGTTTAGATTTAGTGTAACCTGAAACAACAAAAGGAACGTCAGTATAGTTTTCACTTAAATATTGGGATATATCATATCCTGAATCACCTGTAAAAATATAATCATAACTTAACGGTATCCCCGACCAACTCCCACCTTGTGGTGTGAAAAATATTTCACCTTGTTGGTTATCTACCGTGACACCTGTAAAAGGGATCTTAACTTTTTTATTAATGGTTGTTATTCCCCAAGGATTTATCTGTTTTAACGTTATTGTGTATCCTGATGGTAAGGAAGGATAAGTATGATTTAAAATCGCATCTCCTTGATTGAAGGTTGATGCGGGTGTACCATCCCCCCAATTAACTTCGTAGTTTGAAAGTTGTAAAAAACTTTGAAATAAACTTCCTGATTTATTATATAATGTTATGTTGTAACTATTTGAAGTGTTTCCCGTATATACAAAATTACAAGCAACGTCTTTTTGTAAAATAAATCCGTCAAATTCTGAATAATACCCAATATCATTTATTGATTGAGTAAATAATATTGGTATTGTGAGACCTGTTAATGATGAACTCCCGTTGGGTCCTGAACTAATGACTTCTGTGAATGCAGAATAAAGACCAAAGTTAAAAACTTTGTCCTCATCTGTCGGTATACCACACTGCTCTGAATAGTACGTACCACTATATGGTAAAAATACTAAATCTCCTTTTACATTTTCTGGAGATATGACAATTGAATATTTGATAGCATCCATTATGGGTTGACGTATTCATACCATTTTATCGGACTTGACGTTGTTCCAACCCTTGTTAGTCCTCCTGTTGTATTTTCTAAATATATCTTATATTCATAATTATTATAATCCAAAACACATTTATAATAAAAAAGATATTTTTTATCAAAATTAAATTTGTTAAACAATAACCCTTGCGGTTTGTTAATCATTCTAACAAACTGACCAATTTTTGCATCAAAAAATTTTGCGCTCATATAAAATTCTTTTTGATCCAAATACGAAATATTTTTTAACCAATAAATAAAAAAACCTTCTTTATCTGCTCCCGTATAATCTAATACGAATTTAGGTCTTTTAACTTTCACTGGAGTTTGGTTTACACTTGGTCCGATAAAACCGTCTTCTAAAAGTCCTTGTTGTGTCGGCAATATTAAACTAAATAATATTTTTTGTTCTGTTGGTGAACTACTATCATAAAAATCAAGCTTGAAAAAACTCCCTTTAAATGAATTTGCAAAATAATATATTTCTTTATCTAAAAATCCGGCAGCCTCGTAATCTATAACCCAATTGTTTGCGTTGGTGGTCGCAGTTACCGTTTGTGAAGAACCCCCATTATAAAAATAAAAATTATAATTTATATTAGTTTCAGAATCAGTCCCCCAAGTGGCATGTGCAAATCTTGTGGTTTCAAAATCAGATATTGGATTTATTATATCTTCAATAACCTCTTCTTCAAATTCTTTAATACCATCTTCTCTACCTAAATTATCAAAAGTAATTTGAATTGGGATATTGATGTATGCCGTTTTTGGCGGTCCGTCTATTTTATATCTATAATAATTACTACTCACAATTATCAAATATTGGTGAATTGACTAAAGTTGTTTCAACATAAGTAATTCGTTTTATTGGCGTCTGTAAAAAATTTATTGTCGTAAATGGGTAATGTGCGTCATTTGTAAAAGGAAAGTCAATACCTCTATTTTCGGCATCAATAAACCCATAATCATATATATCCCTCCAATACCAATTTTTTTCATAATCTGAATACCAAGAATAATTAGGTATATCTACTACAGGTAAATTTGTTGTACCTTCTTGAGTATAACTTTCAATATAATCACTATATTGTCTTATTGGTATTGAATGATGTGGAATATAACAATACCCTGCAGGTAAATTAAATGGTGAATTGTCAAGAAATAAAATGGGATTAAAAGAGTATTTATGATAAAGTTTTGATATCACATATTCTTTTTGTTCCATATCATTAAACTCACAAAAATCACCTTTTATAACACTACCTGTTTTAAGATCTCTATTATAGAAAAAAGTATTTCCATTAAAATTATAACTACCTGTTGGTATATTATCTTTATTATTTATGGAGGTATGGTTCCACCAATTATCAACGCTATCTTTTAAAAAATTAAACTCCCACCCAATGTCAATCGCTTTTTGATCATATCCCGGTTTATTAAACCAACCCATATAACCTTTGTTTAAAATTGTCACAAAAAGCTCTGTTACCGGTTTTCCATTATTATCAACCAAAGGGTTAACCTGTATATCTTTATTAAACGTAAAAGAAAAAGATTGTGAATCTTCCTTTATTGAAACTCTCTGTGTTTGGTTTGGTGTTAATCCAGAATATTCTAATTTTTTCTTAATACCAAATGGGTTATTTTCAAATGCAATTTTTGTCAGATTTACTTCATCAACATCTGTTAAAATTTTATGTAATCTAACATAGTATCTAGATTTTGTTTCCCCACTATTTTGTAAATTTGTTATTCTTTTAAATGTTCCTGATTTTCCATTATATACGTTTAAATTAGAAAACTTTAAATTGAAAATATAAAATACTTTATTTTCAGATCCATATGTTCCATCCCCTAAACCAAAAACACTAAAAACCGTTTTATTATTTATCGGAGATGACAACTCTACCCACTGACCAACCGATAAATTATGGTTAGTTCCACAATAAAAATAAATAACTTTTTTTCCATTATAACTTCCTTTTTTTATAACAAAAGGTATTCCATCAGAACAAAGAAAACTATTAATTGTGACACCATTTCTTTCATCAGTATATGACATTGTTTGCGCGGTAGTACTAGAATACGCATATGAAGCATAAACGGTCCAATTATACGTATTTGCACTTTTAGGAACAAATGGAATATGACCTTCTATTCCTTGTGATCTACCAAAAGTAAATTCACTATATTGTGGAAAACCTTGCCACACATTAGTTACTATAGATTCTTCAGGATTTAAGTAATAAAGATTGTTTTTAAAAGGAGTGTAATTAGTTTTACCACTTAAAGTGTTATCAAATAAATTTACAAGTTTACCTGACAATCTAATTTTATCGCTTTTTTGTCTTTCAAGATTAAATCTTTCTTGTAAATTTATAAGTACCGTTCTGTCATTTTCTGTATAAGAATTTTGGTCACCAAAAAGTGGTACTTGTAATTCTACATCCCTATTTGGTGTTGTTGCATTTCTTTTTGATCCTAAAACTATTCTAACTTCACTTTCCTGACTCATTCTTATTGATTAAAAATATATTTAGTTATGTATCTATTCATGGCACTTGCCCCTTTTGTTAACCCAAAATAGAAGTGATAAGGAGCACCAACAACATATGATGTTGGTTGTCCGTTTGGCCAAGTAACCGTAGGAACTAATCCTGATGTTCTATTATAGATGTATCCCAATTTTTCTCCATTTCCTGGTTTAAAATATTCTGTTTGTGTAAAATCCATTGATTGGTATGGTTGAGAATAAAAGTTTGACCCTCCCGTTACCCATTCATTTGTGTCTTTTCCAAAAATTGTTGTCTGACTTTGACTTTTCCATTTATATAATGGTACAACTTGCGTCTTAGGGTATCCAAAATTTGTATAACTTGTTTTACCAGGGGATAGTAATTGTCTACTTGCAGTATCAGAAGAAAATAAAATACCAAATAATGGATCACCTCCACTATTTTCTACATATATATCATTTTGATCATAATCATCACTACTAAACCCTTCAACACCATATTCTGAATTAATACTCATTGTTTGTGCAAAATCACCATCAACTCTATCTTCACTTCTACTAAATATTCTATTAATTGATGCGTCACCCAACGCCAATGCTTGTCCCCAAAAGTTTGAATTTATAAGTCTAGATAAGATAAATAACTGAAGTATGTCCGATCCATCATTAAACGACGTTGTTCTTATTGTATCGACTAAATAACCTTCAAATTGGGGATTAAAACAAATTTCTTTTGTAAATTCATCTCTTGGTCCTAAATCCATAACGGTTGTAGGGAAGAAAATATTCTTTGTGTTCATTCCTCCGTAGTTATCAGCACTTTCCCAAGGATCATTTAAAATAGGATTGACATCAATCTTTTTGGGTAATTGACCAATAAATTTATCTGTTTGGTAATAGTACGGAGTTGCCCTATAAAAAAACGAATTAGTGGTTCCAAATGTAAAAATTAATGGTCCCTGACTCGGTCTAACACTTAATGGGTCTCCACAATATTTATATCTTTTTAAATCCCCAAGTATTGTAAATCTTTTTGCGTTTTTAAATGAAAACATATATAACGATCCATTAACCCAATTGTTTTGAAAAACGTGACTTATTACTCCTCTACACGCGGCAAACTGAAATCTAAATCTACTTTTCCATTCTTCAAATGCTTTAATATCTTTAGGTAAAGAAAAAATTAATGGATTGTCAACAAAATAATAACAACCACCAACAACTCTTCGGTTCGTATCATCTTTACCCATTTTGTTTTCATCACAATCTTCATTAATTCCAAAATTGGTTCCAGACCCTTCGTAACAACCAAGTGGTACCATATTTTCACAAGAAAGAGAATCCACAACATCGGTAAATGCTCCCCCATCTTCTGCAAAGTTTGCGGCAGAACCTGTGTTGTCAGTAGCATTATTTGACATTGCAGGAGTTGTAAATCCACCAGTATCATCTATTAAATAAAATCCAAAGTTATCATTTAAATGTAATGAAAAAGATGTGTTTCCATAAACCTCAGTAATATCAGAAGTAGGTAAACGATCAGATCTAAACACCAATCTATTATTTGCAGTTATTGTTATATTTGGATTATTGAGCGTTTCTAAATGATATGCTGGCGAATAAGTTCTTAAAATGTTGTTTGGTGGTAATTCTACTGAATTTATTGCTTGATCAATATTTAAATCAGGAACAAACGTACTAGCCTGTAAAGAACCTCCTTCTATTAAACCTTGTTGTTTATTTATATCATATCCGGCCCCTCCTGTTGGTGGAACATAATAAACTTGAAACCATAGTTTATTATTACTTGTTGATATTCCTCCATTCGACGGATTTGCTGGGGATGTTATTTGTCCCAACGTTATTATATCTCCATTATACGCAACGTGATTTGATCTTGATTTATCCGTTGAGTTGTAATAATGTGGTGAATTATTTGTAAATGCCGTAAATGCTGAGGTGTCCACATTAAAACCAAATGGTTCGTGATATAACTTTGTATTGGTGTTATTACTAACATCGTGAGATTCAGGAGTTAACAAATTATTATACCAGTTACCGGATCCTGTGTTAGGTTGTATTGGTATATTTAAATAATAATCACCCTCAATTATTGGACCTGATCCATAATTATACCCAAATATTTTTGATAAATCGTATTTTATTTTTTGTTTTTCGGTATATGGATCAACACCTCTCGTTAAAAATATTATTTCATAGTCATCCCTACCCTCTAAATATTCCGTTGAGTAATCATTTATTCTAAACCCTGCACCTGCAGACGGATATCCCACCGTTGAATATCTAACGGATTGTATTTTTTTAAACAAATATTCATTTAAAATTGAGTTCCATCTTGCCGCACCACCCGAACCCGTAACGGCTTGACTTACTAAGTTTTGGTAATTTACATATGTGTCTCCTGTTAATACTTGGAAATATTCTATACCTGATTTAAACTTGTATTGTTTTCCGTTTTCACTTATTTTAAGTTTTAGTGTTGAAGTCGTGATAATCGAATTAGGACCTATACTACTTATTGTTTTAGTAACTAATTGGGTTGCATTATATGGCGTGGTACCTGTAATTGAATTAGTATTAAACTGATTTGCAACAGTTAAACCTGTAATATTTGGGTCATTTATACTTGCCGGATTGTTGAAACTAAGTATTTGTCCTGGCGTTAAATTACTTAAAGTTCCCGGATCACAAAGAATAATTAAAATACTATCCTCAAATGGTTGTGATGGTTCAGGAACATTAGTTACTGGGTTATTATTATAAACTATCGTTTTTATTCTGTTTGGTCCGGTACCACTAAAATAACGAGATCTTAAATTCATTAAATTTAATGATTGCGATAATGTCACATCAGCACCTAAATATAAATCACCACCTCCCTGCTCCGGCACCTCAACTAAAGGTAATTTAACTAATTTATCTCTACTCGCAGAAGTCCCTTGTCTTTGGTATCCAGAAAAAAGTTGGTTGGCCCCTGTATTATAATTAACACTATTACCTATTCCTCCTTCAACGGCATAAAAATCTCTATTAAAAGATGCCACCGAATTAATATCAGACAAAAGTGAAACATTAACAGATGAAACAGTTGTAGATGCTTGCTGTGCAAAATCACCACCATCGGTTGTTAAATCTGATGCCTCACAAGCACACGCCTCACAATCAGGATATGATATCATTGGAAATGATAACCTTTTAAAAGGGTTATCCTCAGACAATGGCTTTATTGTTGATTTTTTACAATCTTCCTTTTTAAGTTTTGAGCTAAGAGCTGCGACAACAACACATATCGCATAAACAATAACGTTTATAATCCATATTATTATATTAACAATAACTCTTAAAATCGGATATAAAGACGCCAAAACATGCATCAAAACCAAAAGAGGATATATAATCAATGCAGAAATAGATATAAACAAGTTAAATAGGAAAAAAATAAAATCAAAATTTCTTACACCATCATTAACAGGAAATCTATTTGTTGATGTTAAACAAGATCTATCTGTGATTTCTTTTATCCCCAAGTGTCTTGCTCTACCATAACCCCACTTCCATCTATCAATAAAAGACGCAACGGTATAAACTTTATTATAATTAAATTCATAAAATCTATCTTTACACTCAATTGCTTCTTGTATCATTGCAAGGCCAAGAGTAGTTCCGGTATTACCATAATCTGCCCAATCTAAACTAAACGCATAGTTTTTTAATTGTGTAACGGTATCAAGTGGTGGTGCTGAAGTTGTGTTTTCTGAAGATCCAGTCCATCCCCATTCTTTTACATTAGGTACCAAATAATCGGCTCTTTGAATTGGTGATGCCAACCCTGACTCGTTTTGATATTTAATTCTGAATCTGTACTTACCTTTTGTTGGTACTCCGACTTTTGGGTCTGCAGATAACACTTGTTCTCCAAATTCATTTGTTGTGACATAATCTAAGTTCATCGGTACTTCTACAAGCCAAGCACCATTTTCATCGATTACATTACCCCCTTCTTCTAAATTATATTGTTCTAAGACGGGTCTTCCATCAACATCGTAATCTTTTGTTTGTCTTATTGCTAAAATACGACCTGGCCCCGTTACTAGATCACAAAGATTTCCTACATCATTTTTTGGTTTACAATTTGTTCTTAAATAATCTTCTTCTGATGAAGAAAAAATAGACCCCATAAATGTTGCCTGTGGTTTGATATCTATATTATAATCTCTAAGATCAAAATCAGTTCTAGTTATTCCAATATTACAAATTTCATCTTGTCCCCAAAAAGGTGCAACGTCAATATCTTTTGCCGCATTTAATATTTGTGGTAGTGATGCTAAATCTTCAGATGACTTAAATCTTTGTCCGTTAAATTGTTCGGGTGTTCCCCTACCCATTCTAATTAGATCTGCAGGACGTAGAGAAAAACATCCCATATTTGAAAGGTCTAAATCCAAAACTATTTTTTGACTTCCCAATGGTACCCCTACAATCATAAAATCACCGCTTTCGTTAGTTTTTACGGTGTATTTATAATATTTTTCGTAAATCTCTAATACTTCTTTTCTTGTTAAAACATCTTCTCTTGATGGGAATGTTCCGGTAGGTGTATGTCCATTATATTCTTGAACGTATGGTAACAGATTATATCTATAACCGTCTTCGTTTTTTTGCTCTAAAAACTTATATGGGTAAAGTGTCGATATAACAGGATCGTTTTCATCAATATTACTTAATGGTACAAAAATTGAGACATTTGCGTTTGGTATTCCAAACCCTCCGTTAGCAATAACCCTACCAACAACAACTCCGTAGTCAGCACAAAATCTTGTATATACGTCCTCTTGTTTTAATTTTAATGATAAAATTTCAAGAAAGTCAAAATCTTGATTTATGTTAATTCTTATGTTTTGATCGACACCTGGTTTTGTGCGAAGCCTATAACTTTTGGACATGAATTCTTTTAAAATAAATAGTTATGATCTTATTTTTAATAAGATAAAGAATAAACCCCCAAAATAAATAATGCTATGAAAAATTGACTGAGTTTAAATTTTTTACTCTAACTTTAATATCAACGTTATCAAATCTTATTTGATAAATTTGATCGGGTTCAGCAAAAATAGTATCGTCTATAATTTCAATTTGTTTGGCCTCAGGATCAATATATCTCTGTGATGTTTCAGATGATGAGTATTGACCCCCAACTTTATTATATATGTTTAAATTAGCCAATGTAGACACACCTGCCACATTTTGTATTAATCTTCTAATATCTGAAACATTTAAGTTTTGACCCATTTCCCTATTACTTGGCTGCATATAGTCCGACACTGAATTAATGACTTGTGTTATAACTTGTCCTTGATTAACCCCCCCTTCTAAAACTACAAATATTTCAAATTCTAAATCAATAACTTTTGCAACCTCAACTGAAACGTAGTCATTTATCATTCTATAATTTGACAAATATGTTGCAATATTTTTAATCAAATTAGATGAAACCGTTTGTGTTAATTTTTTTCCACTATCTAATGACAAAACTTTTACTAATATTTTATTGTCTTTTTCTGAAACAGCAGCTTTAGATGGTGCGCCAAATTTACCAGGCATTGTATCTATTATTGATTTATAATCATTTATAGTTACTGCCCTTTTTTGTGCAGCAAAGTTAAATGTAACCATATTTCTTATTTCTTCTATTGTAGGTGGATTAGCCCCTCCAATCGCTGCAGTTACATTATTTACGGTTAAAGATTGTATTACTTTTTGGTTTTCAGTATTTGATTGTCCGTTTACTACAAAATCTATAGTACCAACTTGATTGATTGCTCCGACACCGACGTTAGACGCCAATCCTCCACCAACCCTATACTGAATAAATAATGTTGTATTTGGTTGTACAGTTAAACCTAAACCTATATTATTTTGAAAGTTTTGAATGTTAAGGGGTATTCCTATTCTTGTAAATTCTTTTAATTGTTCATTAGGGGTTGTTGTACCTCCTCCAAATTGAACTCTCATAAACCCTTCTGGTGTGTATTCTGTTATAAATCTATTATCGGTTCTAAAATATTTACCAACCTTAATTCCTGTATTGTCGACGGGTTTTGTTGGGTCTTCTAAAAATACAGTATCCTGCGCCAATGCATCAACTTCGTACCATTTACTTGTTGAATTAATGAAATCCGAGTATCCGGGTACTGTTTGGTAGTTGGTCCCCTCTTTTTGTATAATAGCAGAAACATTTAATATATTTCTTTCAGGAAGGAATAAATTATAGAAAGGGACAACATCGATACTATTAATAGGTTTTTTAAATACTTTAGTCGTACCATTAACTACTACTTCTTGTTTTGTTATTCTATATGCAACAGTTGTGTTTTGGGAATTTTTAATGGGTATTTTAATTCTATTTTGAAACCCTAAGGCACTATATTCTGATGAAAAATCAACATCATATAAATTTTCAAAAACCGTACCAGCACCTAAAAATTGTGATCCTGCCCTTAACACTCCCAAATATTGAGTATCTTCTTTATCTCCATTAACCGCATTTACCGTAATCGATAAATTCAATACAGTAACTGAGGGTCGATAACCCGGTATTTTTAATCCATATGTTCTTGCAATGTTAAATACTGAAATTCTTTGTTGAGCGTATTGTAAAACAGTTTCTTGTATACTTCGATCAATATGGTAATTTAAATTGTCTCCAATTGCTGCATTTAAATCCATCAAAACTGAAAATATTGAAGCGTCGTTGAAGTTGTTGATTAAATCGGGATAATACTGTTGCGTATAATTTATTAGGTCTTGTCTTAGTCCTGCAAATTCCCTTTCAGTATATGATATTTTTTTATTTGCCATTTTTTTAAATGTTAATTATTATAAATTGACTTGATCCAAAACCATTTGTATTATCAGTATAATCAATTTTTAGTTTAGCAGTATATTCTTGAGTGGCTAAACCAGGGATTTTATAGATATCTGCAGTACCTAAAAGATCAGTATTAATTTTACCTTCCGCTTCTTCACTATCAATATATGGCTCTACCGTTATGTTATTTATAGTAACATTTGGAATAAACTTATTTACTTGTTCTTCAATTTCGGATTTTATTGACTCAAAAGTCAATCCATCCAATGGTTCAAATATATATTCATATATTCTTGTTCCAAAGTCAGGTAAATAATACCTACTACCCCTTCTTGTTAAAATTAAATGAAGTAAATTACTTCTTATTTCATCAGAAGGAAATTCAGATAACTTAAAATACGTACCCTTAGTAGTTTCCCTAAAAGGGTAAATAATTCCAAAAGTCACACCATTTGCCATATAACATAAATATATTCTTATGATATTTTATATAAATAAAAAAAATCACTGATTTCTCAGTGATTTTCTAATTTAGTTGTTCCTCTTTCATGTTTTGGTTCATACGGACAATGTAAACATCCATTTCCACAACATCTTCCTCGTCTTTTATGATATGATTCAGTCATAACCATACGACCATCCCTATCATAATAAAAGTCAGTTGGAAGGAGTTTTGGTGACATAAACTCCCTCACAAATAACTCTTGTACCCAATCTTTTGATGCATTTACATTCATTTTAGTTTGTTTTTCTTTGGTTATAGAACGCTAACAAAACTTGGTATGTTAGCGTTATATTATTTCCCCATTGTACTTTCATAACCTATACTATTTCACAAGCACCTCCCGCACACGCAGCTTCACCTCTTAAATCGGTATTATCTTGTAACTCAATAACTTTTGTAAGATCAACATCTGTTAATGTTTTAACCAATTTTTCAAAGTCTTCTTTTGTACAATCTTCAAAAGGTGCTTGTGTATATGTCCCTCCATTATATGGTAATACTGAAAGTCCGTTATAAAAATCTCTGTTATTCCACATCCAATCACCAACTAGATCCCATTCGTCTTCTTTAATTGAAACAGTTGCAGATACGTTGTGGGTATTTTGACCATTTCTATGACCAGACTTAATCCATTCTTGAGATACTTTTTTAACTCGTTCCAACATTTGGAATACTGACTCGTGTCTAACAATAGACCCTTCAGGTGCCTTTTGTGGGATTGTAATTACCGCAGTATCATGAGGACGGAAAAACTCATCTTCAATAAGTTCAGGATGGTAAATTGCAAGATAAGAGTAGATTGATTCATTTTTACCAACACGTATTCTTCTTAAGTAGTAATCATTATGCCATGCGTGGATTCCTGATGACGTACCCAATACCAATGATGAAGTACCTGATGGTTTAACTGTTGTTGTTCTTGCAGATTTGTTAATTCCAATAAGACCAGCAACTCTTTCATTTTCTTCTTTAACTGCTTTAGCCGCCTTTTTCATATCATAACCAAGTACAACACCTGAACCAATTCCTGTCATACCTACACCGATAAGTGCGTCTTTTTCAGTTGTTCTTTTCCAAATATCTCTTAAATAATGGAAGTCAGTATATCCCGCCTGTAGTGTACCGATGAATGATGCTGCCTTAACTCTTGCGTCAAAATCTTCTTGTGATTCAATATCAGAAGCATTAACCTCACACAAGTTACAGAATTGGAAAGGTCTAAGTGCAATCTCACAACAAGGGTTTGTTCCCCAATCTTTATCGTTAGATAAGTAGATTCCTGGCTCTCCTGCTCCTGAAAGTTCAATACGTTTCCAAAGACCCATAAAGAATTCTTTTGTGATTTTGTGACGAAGAAGTACTGCTGAGTTATTTGCTCTACCTCTTTGTGGGTTTTGTTCCCACCAAGATCCAGATTTACAAGAAATCATTTCTTCATCGTCGGCAGAGAATAATGAAATAAGTGCAGCTCTTCTAATACCACCCGCTAGTACCGCATCAGCAACATGGCATACGATATCGTGAGTTTCAATTGGTGTTAATTTTTCACCATCTTTTTTGTTATCCAACACTTTTGTAATGTTATGAATACAATCTTTTAATGGTTGGGGACCCGGCGCCTTTCCTCCTGATGTTACAAGATTTGCCCCCTTGTGTCTAATATCTGAAAAATCAAAAATAGGTGTTGATGATTTGTACCCTAAATAAGACTCCATAAGTACTTTGATCGCATCTGCCCATCCTTCAATAGAATCTCCAATTAGATAACGTCTTGTTCTTTCAGCATTTGGTTTTTTAATGTCTGGCAATTTTTCAACGTGATGTTTTTGAACTGAATAACCAACACCCGTACCACCTAATAAAAGAAACATTGTTTCAGAAAATGCATCTACGTGATCAATTGGCATATACGCACAATTGTAAATTCTGTTTGGTGAAATCTCAATTGGTTTTCCACCAAATTGTAACGATCTCATTGACGGTAAAACTTTTTTGTCATACACCATTTTATATACTTCCTCAATCTCATTTTTAATTTGAGGGTATTTCTTTTGGTGCATTTCTTTATTACGAGTAACCAACTCCTCCCAAGTCTCTCTTCTGTTCAATTCAGGTTGAAACTTAGCGTATTTCATAAAGACAGTGATGTCACTTAATATTTTTTGCGAAATATCCATTTTGTATTAATTTATTAAATTTATTTGTTAAACTTGATTTTCTCTTTGTCTTCTTTGTTCAAGAAGTTCTTTGATTCTATTACGATTTTTTTCTTCTTTTTGCTCTTCATGCCCTAAAAATGTAACACTTTGTTCCGTGTCAATTTCTAACATTCCGTTGTCAAATTTACAATTTTCAAAGATGATACCATCTTTTCCAATTCTTGATTTTGTAATCGCAATAGTTGCTAAATTCATTTCTTTTTGTTGTAATGATTTCGCGACAGTAATGATAACGTGACCTACTTGTGCTTTTTTAATGGATCCACCCATTTGATCGGTTGTTACAACTTCAGAAGATATAGAGTTTCTGTTACCTTGTGTTGCTGTCCATCCGGCAATATTTAATTCGTGACATAGAGCTTCAAATGATCTCATAACAGATCCCTCACTCTTCCATTCATCTCCAAGCATTTTGTCAGGAACGACACAATCAATATAATCCAAAATAATCATATCAATTCTTGTCCCATCCGCAATCATTTTTCTTACCTGATTTTTTATTTGATTCATTGTTACGGTATCAGACGGTAATTTTTTCAAAATTAATTTGTTTTTTCTTTGTTTTTGAATTTGTTTAACCGTTTCCATTACCTCATCTTTATGGTCTGATAAATCGTCAGGTGCAATTCCTGTCCATAAAGTAAAATGTTTTCTTTGAATAATTTTTGGGTTGTCTTCAAAGAAAATCTGTAAAACATTGTAACCTAAATTAAAAGCGTGGTTTGCGATCTTTGTTGTAAACGTACTTTTTCCAACCCCTGTTGGTGCTAATATTACTCCTATCTCTCCTTTCGCCAAACCACCTTTAAGTAGATTGTCAATTCCTGCAACCCCAATTGGAATTGGGTGTCTATAATCTTCATTTAATACTTCGTCTAAATCGTAAAACACATCGTTAGTCCCTTTATCCACTTCCCCAACTTGAAGTGCGCCTCTAACCATTTCTTCCAATCTGTCATAACTTTCAAAATCACCTTTGTCAATGATTTTTTGAGCCTTACCCATTACTTTTTGAAGTTCTTGTTGTTTACAAAATTTTAATGATTTTTCTTGAACAAACTCATACCCATCATCAGGAGTTGATTTAATTTGTTCTACCATATCCAAGACACTTTTTTGTGCCATAGGTGATGTAATCTCAGATTTTGCGAGTTGTTCTAAAGTATCAAAAGTAGGTGTGTGTTCGTACTTTGTATAATACTCTTTAATCATTTGACAAATCAGACGAAAGTATTGGTTATCAAAATAGTGAGGGTCAATTACATCAATAATTGTGTTTGAGAAATCTTTGTAAAGTATAATATTGTTAAGTAATTGGATCTGAAATGTGTTCCCTAAATAACCGAAATTTTTCTTGTCTGACATATAGTTTTAAGTTTGTTTCCTGTTTTTAATAAATATCTTTAAGCTAGTGTATATTCAAGATATTTTGTAGTAATTTTTTTCTCTGACAAAATGTCAGTTAGGTTCTTCAATACCGATTTTAGGATTGGGCGGGTATCCAGAGTGTATCTTATCTTTGGCGGGTATAACTTGGCATCAATCACTCTATGATAAATTGTCTCATTTTCGGCCTTTAAATAAATGTTAAATAGCTCTGGACCATCAGTATTTGAGGTTTCAAGAGCCGTAGGGTCTGACTCAATTACATATTGATTATCCAGCATGTAATCTACCGTTTTGTTTCTTAATATCCTTTTTACGTCATTTGATATCTCACACATCAAATCATAAAGATCAACACTATTTTTAACGTTTGGGTTATACCCTTTAACATTGAAAAATCTTTGTACCACAAAATTATCATTTAATGTGATCAAAAATTCAACCTTTGTTACGTCATTTTGTTCTTTCATACTTTTTTGTTTTTAAATTTTGATTTTTCTTTTCTTGTTAACTTTAAAAATGGTCTTAAAAAATAAACCCACTGATCATCACTTTTAGGTAGATATTTAAAAAGTCCATCCTCCATCATCATTTTAATCAGATTCTTATACCCTCTTCCGTCAGGATCCAATGACTCAGAGTAATATAGTTCAACCAATTCTTTTCCCTCGTCACTAATTAGTGGTTCGGACAAATCTACGATTTTTTTGTTAATGACAAAGAATTCTTCTCCAAATATCCCTTCTTTAGTTTTACCAGTAAGAAGATTTTTCAAGGCTACATTATCTTTTTGTTCTTTTAATAGTTCTTCACCCTTTTTTAAAATATCGTCAAAAGATATTTCTTTTTCAAGTATCTCAGGAAATAATTTAACTATTGTTTTCTCACCCAAATAATATATACCATCAATATTATCCGACATATCACCGGCTATTATTTTATAGGTCTTTACATTATAATGGGGAATTTCAATTTCTTTTAATTTGATCTTATCTCCGTTCTTATAGTACTTTTTTGTGTTTGGCGAATAGATGGTCACATCTTCAGAAATAAGTTGTGTAAGGTCTCTATCACCACTAAAAATTGTTTTGTGTTCGTTTTTTGAAATTTTGCAATAATATGCGATTAGGTCGTCAGCTTCTGAATTTTCAAACTCAACTTGTCTAACAAACATTTCTTCCAAATATTGTTTAACCCGTTGTTTTTGTTTACCAAATGATTCTTCTTTAAAATCTTCAGTTACCCCTTTTCTGTTAAGTTTGTATTTTGGGTACAGGACTCTTCTTTGTGCGGTTGATAATTCTCCATCCCAAAAGACCACAACCTTATTATAATTGGTTTCTTCTAAAAACTTGCGGATGGTATTTAAAAAGTGCCAAATACCACCCACATGCTCCGTTCCATTAAAATAATCTTTAACTCCGTGAAATCCAATTTTTAATAAATTGTTCCCATCGACTAATAAAGTTTTAGTCATTAATTTTTTCTTATAAGGTTTCTACTCAACTTCTTCTTTTTCCGCTTTCAAATCAAAGTCACCGTCAACTCCAATAATTTCTTTCCAATATTCGGCATAATCTTTTTTGTATTGTTCAATTGATACCTTTTCTTCAGCAGCTTCTTTACCCGGCAAAAACCCGTGTGGTGTTACAATGATCTTACCATCTTCAAACCCAAGTCCGTTAATGTGATTTTTCATTACAGACACTTTTGTTCTTGATGCAAACTTAACTGTTCGTTTGTCTTTTGTTGCGGTAATCTTAGTTGTGCCAGCACCTTTTTGATTTCCAAATAAAAATACCAATGATGAGTTTAACCAAATTGCTTCACCACCTTTTGCCTTAATCTTTGGTTGTCCAAAAGGATTGTCAGGTAATTCCACCCAAGGCTGATTAACAATGATCAGGGTGTTTTCAAATTTAGAATCAGATTTACGTGATCCCGATATTCTTTGGTTGATTCCCATACCAATTTTGTCCGCTAAAACACTAGCATTGTGTTGTTTTCCACCTTTACCTTCATAAGTCATTTTACAAGGTACGGATCCAACAGAATCCCACATAATACATAATGAATAATCTAAATCACCTTTTTCTTGAGCATCTAATAATTCATTAATGTAATCTGTAATTTGTTCAATGTAATCAAAGTTATTATTAAAGATGTAAAAGCCATCCCACTCTAATTCACCAGTTTCTGTATCAACAACTTCTTCACATTCAAAACCCATAAGTTTGGCATGTTCAAAACTCCATTTTTGTTCTGTAATAATAAACACAGGTAGAATACCTTTCTTTTGCGCGTCAACTGCCGTTTTTACAAGTGCCGTTGTCTTACCCGTATCTGAATGTCCAAGAAACATATTTATATGTCCCATCGCAGGTCCCGGAAGACCAACCGCATCCAAAAATGGTTCACCAAGATCAAAAAATCTTTGTGGTTTATATTTTGCCGATGTGGAGAATTTCTTTTTTAATGAACCGAAGTCACTCTTCTTAATTGCCATTTTCTTCTCTGTTTTGTTCGTTAATTATTTTCAACATATCTTCGGTAACCAAAAACTCACTATCCTTTTTAAGGTTATACCTATATACTGTTTCAAGCATATCAAGTTTATCTTTAGCTGTTGTCATTTTTTCAACCATTTTATCCATTTCTTCCAAATGTTGTGGGTGTTCTCCAATACCCACAGGGTTGTTAAAATAAACAAGAAGTGTTGCTTCGGCTTCCGCCATTTCTGATCTATATTTTAAGATCAATGCTTCATACATTTTTTCTGATATTTTATTCATATTGTTTTTTTAAAAAATTAAATAAAAAATGGGCATTAATCAACTCAATGCCCAAATGTTTTTTTTAGAAAGGAAGTTCCTCGTCTGCCTCGTCGTTAGCCTGTGGGTCAACAATTACCAATTCTTCAGTTTTAGATCCACCTAAAGAAATTTCAGCGTTTTCACCATAAACATACTTTTTAAGTTCAGAGTTCCAAATTGGTGTTTGTCCACTTGCAATTGCCTCTAAATATTCTACAGGTTTTTTAGCGTAAACATCATTCCAAGTTGTTTCATCGCCCACCCACTCTTTCATTTGACCATTGTCAGTGTGTAGTGGTGCGGGATCGTCATACATAATAGTTTGAACAACTGTGTACTCTTTACCTTGTGGTGTTTTTGCCTTTGATAATTCAATGATAAGGTCTCTACCATTTTCAGCGTCTGTTACATTTCCTTTAGCTTTCCAAATAGGTAGGATCTTATCCAAGATACCTTCTTGCTTATAGTTGTGTTTAAAACGCCAAAACTTAGGTCCGTCTTGTTCGTTGTCACGGTCAACTAATTTTACAATATAAAACAATCTTGATCTGTATTCAGACGCCAACTTTTTATCACTGTCTTTACCTGTTGACATAAGTTCTTCATAAACTTCATTAAGTGGTGATCTTTCTCCGTCGTTTTTTCCCGGATCATAAAGTTTTTGCCATTTACCATCAACCAAAACTTCGTGATACCATACTTCAACAAATGGTGATGATCCGTCTTTAGTTGGTAGGATTCTAACTCTTTTTTGTCCTGATTTTTCGTTTTTACCTAAAAGGGTTGTGAAATACCTTTTTAATCTGTCTTGTTCAGACATTCTTGGTGTTGAGTTTCCCGTAGGATTTGAATTCTTTTCGTACTGCGCAAGTACTGAATCTAATACTGAATTTGCCATAAATTAATTTTTAATTATTACTCTTTTATCTTTATACAATTATAAGTGATTTTCTTAAATTGTCAAATTGATAAAACAAAAAAAGGGGTTAAAAAACCCCTTAATTTATTATTTAAAAAATAATTATAACTCTTCTTCTATATCATACTTATTAAATGTTTTTTTGATTTCGGATGGTGAAAAACTTTCAACTTCGTCAGAAGTTAAAACATATTCATTTTTTCCTGTTTCTTCCATTTCACTTTTTTTCTCATCAAAAAAATCACTTAATTTTTGTTTGAATGGACCAGAATCTAAACTTCTAAGTTCCAATTTTTCTTCAGGAGTTTTTGGTCTCATTTTTTCAATCTTAGATTCTAAACCGTCTATTTTTTGAAGTATACCGTCCATTGCTTCCAATTTACCTTGTAAATCGTCTAATTTAGAAAAGATATTATCCATAAACTCGTCTTGTTTATCTCTAATTTCTTGTTGTGTGGTTACCAAATCAGTAATATCTAATTCCTCAGTATCACCTTCACCCTCATCTTCTTTTTTATCGTCAACAACGTCAACATCAGGATCGTTTTCAACATCAACAGGTTCAGGAACCTCAGTTGCCGCAGCATCTGCTGGTGGTGCCCCTGCAGCCGCATCTGCCGGTGGTGGAGGAATATCACCTGCAGCATCTGCCGGTGGTGGAGGCAAATCAGTAGGTAACCCTCCCGCCGCGTCAGGTGGAGGTGGTACATCTTCTGCCTGTTCTTTAAGAACATAAGTGTTAATTTGATTAAACCTTTTTAATTCTTCTAATATTTTTTTATCTATAGACATATCTTTATTTTTATCCGTTTAATAATGTTTTAACTCCCGTAGGTGTTTCAACTCTTAATGTTCTATTAACATTTTTGGTGTTATCAACTCTTTCAATAAGACCATCCTTCATTCTTACTGTGTAGCAATCACCTGTATCAAGATCGCACACTTCTTTATACCCATTTTCAATTTGTTTTTCTGAAATACGTGTATCTTTTTTCAAATAATTATCTAATAAATTTTTCATATCCATAATCTTTTAATAATAAATATCATAATAGTTGAATAAATTAAGAAACTTTTTTCAACGCATACTCAAAAACGTCAATATACGCATCTAATGCCCCATTTGGCTGGTCAGGTCCGTAAGCCTGAGTTGTCTGTATAACATCACTATTATTATATATATCATTTTTAGTTGGTGCAGTATTTTTTGTCCATTTATTTTCAATTAATGTTATATAAAATCTCGCAAGGGCATCTGCCGTTTTTCTTTCAGGTGTGGTTTCAGTACTTAATGCCGCAACGTCAGGTATTATTGCAATCCATGTACCATATAATGCATTTGCCATTTCAATACACTGTTTGTAACTTTTGAAGTTAACGATCGGTGTTGTTATATTTTCAATGGCAACACAAGCATAAGATGCATTTAGGTATGCGGTTGCAATACTTCCTCCGTATTTATTTTTAAGATCAAAACCAAATATGTTGTAATTAAATGTGCTGATTTGTTCTTGGTTGTCTCCGTTTCTTCTATTTGAGGGGTTTCTCATCGCAGTACCATATAGTAAAGCTTTTAAGTTTACTGTGTACGCACTAAGTTTATTTTTCAAATCATCCCCACTTATAATTCTTGTTTCAGCAGGTATACCTGAATAAGTACTATAAGCAGCATTTAAATTATCTTTACATTCCTGTTCTGTACTTTTTAATGGTGTATTGTTTAATGTCGCGTCAGGGTCTCTTTTAAAACCAGCACCCATAGGCCAATTTGTAGTTCCAGTAGCAATTGCGTCAGGTTTTATTCTTTCAACTAAACTTTTATTAATCGACGCAGTATAACTATCAGGATCAGGAAAACTAAATATTGGCATTCTAATTCCTTTAAAGTCCGTTTTAAATTCTTTGTCGTTAATGTCATGAGACACTTCCTGTATCCAATAAGCACCTCTAAAAAGAGGAACGTGTCTAAGGTTAAAATACATAGTGGGTTGTATCATTACATTACCCATAGAATTAACACCACAAGTATATGATCTTGTTCTATATATACTATATAATGATGTTGATTGTTGAGCAACTTTATCTCCCGATGCCGAATTTGCAATTTGTGATTGTATTTTAAATGTCTCAGCGGTATTTTTATTTTCAGACATATCTAATGATAAATCTTTAAAAATGTTTTGGTGTTGGATTCCAAAATCAACATTAAACCCGACCAATACATTTGACTTTTCTTTATCTAAATTAACATTACTTGAAGAAACTGTTTGTTGTGCAGGTTTTGTTAAATCCATTGAGTCACTATCAAACTTATTAAATTCTGCATCACTTGGTAAGTTCTCAGATCCTTTACCAGTGTACATACATAAAAACTTTGGTTTCGAATTTATATAGTCCACATTAAGATAAGTACCAAAAAGTGAATTAGGTATGTCATATGGTATTTCTTCATTGTCTCTTACCGACTTTTGTAAGTTATAAAAGTTTATGTACGCCGGCATTGCAAAAAATATAAAGTTGTTGTCTCCTAATATTTTACTTACAATATCCATCATGGTCGCCTTATCGTTATTTTCTATAAGACTCTTAACCGCAAATAAATCTATTGTGAATTTATCCCCAATGTCGTTATTTGCCCTATCCATAAATAAGAAATCCTCAAACAATGTTTTAGTTTGAAAGTCACTTCCGGCAATCCATTTATCGTTTAATGTCTTAAGTGTTGAATATGTTTCTAATTTTATAACGTTACCACTAACTGTTGAAATTGGGTTAACTGCGCTTACAGGTGTTACAGAAGGTAGATTTTTTTTCAAATACCTTATTGTTTCTGTAATCATATCATCTTGATATTTTTGTGTTGAATTTAAAAAATCAAGAATTATTGTTTTGAATTTAATATTATTAAATGTTGGGTCGTCTAATTTATACGTTGCGTATAATTTTATAAGTGGCGCATATTTTATAATGTTATTTTCATTAAATCCAATATTATTATCACTAAAGAAATCCGTAATATATGATTGAGCACTATAGGACATATTATTAATAGTTGAAAACCCAACATATAGTTGAAGGGTTTTCCATTCATCGGGGTATGACGATTTAGATGTTTGTATTGTTATACTTGGCGGTAAGTTATTTAAATACGGATCAGGTGTTGTTTTTAAAAATTCAGCCTGTGTTGCATAATTTGTTGATTCTGAAAAGTCATTAAACAATTTTCTGTTAAAGTTTCCTGGATTTCCATTTCTAAATAATACGTTTTGAAATAAAAACAGTATATTTGAAGTGAATGTCTCCATTTGTCTATTTGTGTAATCAGAACCTATTTGTTCCACACAGAACAATGATTTCATATAATAAAATAATCTTCTTGACTGAACGGGGATATTTACAGGTGGACTCTCTAATGTAGCTCCAAACAATTCGTTTTCTAATACAATACCTTCGTTAGATGCGACAGGTGAAACAAATAATAAAAAATACTTTTCAAACAAATCCAATGTTTCTTTATTAAAAATTCCAAATATTTCTTCAATTGTAGAATAATCTTCGTCGTAATTTAATAAATCATAAGAACTTTGTATTTCAACCAACGATTTGACTTTTTTCATGTACTCATATGGTTGTGGTTTTTTAATATTACTATTATCAAAATAACCAAAATTTGGTCCTTTCCATAGCGACCTTACGGTTCCATTATAAAATGCCGGATTATCTGTTAAAGAAATTTTATTTTTCTTTTGATCGTCAAAACATTCAAACAGTGATTGATTGAATGATGTGTTACCTGTAAAATTAATTCCAAATGACCCCATAGACGGGAATAGTAAAGTTAAATCTTCAGTGTAAAATGGTAAATCTGTATTACCATTTACTCTCATCGTGGAGTAAAATGTATTAACCAAATATTGTTGATTTCCATTAACATCTAAAGGCGCAATTAAATATGATGACTTACTATTTTTATTTATTTCTAAATTTTTGTCATTCTGAGCAGAAAGTATTGTTGCATCTGTAACGTCAAATTTTTTTGTTGTAGGGTCAACAAAAAGATCTTTTTTAGAAAAGTAATAATAAACATCGTTAATAATTTTTGGATAAAACCCCACATTATAATTGTTCGTATTAGACAACGGAATTGGTGGTGTTATAATGTTTTGTAACATTACACTACTTGTGCCTGTTAAACTGGTTAACTTTAATTGATATGTTTTTGTTTTATCATTTGTTATTGGGTCATAATTTTTTGCATAATCCAAATCTTTCCATACGTCGTCTAAAATATCAACTTGATCTTCAACGTATCTTTTATATCTATGCCAAATTGATCCATATTTTAAAACCCAAGCATATGGTAATTTATGGTAAGCTGATATTTTATTAAATGATGTAGATAAATAATCTAAATCTTCTTGGTCACCTAATACTCTATTTTTTAATCTTTCTCTTGTTGTTATAAGTGGTAAAGAATTAAGAAATAAATAACCTAAAGTTGCATATGGAGTATCACCGCTAATTTTTTCTAACTCAACCCCTTTACTTATCGCATTAACAAAATATGGCGTATTTAATATTGTATTTGTTTGTTTTTTTGTTTGAACCTGACCACTATATGATGCACCATAATTTATTACTGACTCAGTTAAAAAGAAATCTCTTTGCTCAACATCAGTAACTCTATTATCAAAAAATTGTTTTAATGACTGAGCATCCTTAACTGCAACTTCCCCACCATTTGTTGGGTTTGATATATTATTTAGTGCGTTTACAAATACCCTACTATTAGTAATAAGGTTTATTTCGTTTCCGTTTTTATCTTTACTGTCTCTGATTATTTTTTCTATATTATCCTCTATTGTGTAAATTTTTGTTGTCTCTTTAAACCCACCAACAACACTATTACCCATGTTTTTTATCATCCAACTATTTTCGGTAAATGGATATAGGTCCAATAATGATTTTTCATTTGAAATAGTGTCTTCTAAATATTCAGAAACTTTATCTCTTAAATCGGCAGTAGTATCTACCGTTATAGAACTAATATAATCGGTACTTAATATTGTTTGAGTACCTCCAGTACTTAATTGATTAACTAAATAATTTGTTGAGAAAATATTATTTTTATACCTGAACCACGTACTATTTGGAAAAGTTCTTTCCATAAACGTATAAAAATCGGAAGCATTTTTTACTTGGTTTTGAAAAAAATCAATTATTTCAAAATCTCCATTAACACTTTCTTTTATGTTTTCACCCTCCAAATCAGCCATTTGAATTTTAATAATATTTTGTAACTTGTCTGAGTTGAATTTCCCGTAATGTGCATTTATATATGATCTTTCTAAAAATTCAGTTAAAAAGTTTGCGGTAGTGTTTGTAGGATACGCAAAATCTTTATTGTAAATTGAATTTACTTGATTTTTTTTAACTACTGTTGTTGGGTTACCAGCATTTGATGGTTTACTTACAAGTTTACTAGCCATACCGGTTAAAAACTCTTCGGTAAATTCTACCTCAGGCCATACCGTGTAGTTAGTACCGTTAGTTAAACTTGTGTATTTTGGGTCTCCAATATATTGTACTACATATGATTTTTTATTATTTTTCGAATCAAACTCTTCGGCATAATATAATGGCCAAGGATAAATAATTCTATCGTTAC